TATAGTTCTGGATCACTTTGATTATCCAGAACTATTACCACGGCCTATCCCAACACACCACTAGACTAGGTAATCCGCCCCCTCAGCCATGTTTTTACAATAACTGGTCCGAAGGGCTAAAATACCAACTAATCTAGCTGATATGGTGCTTTATATGAGGCTAACGGTACCATTTTGGCCTATGGGTAGGGGGGCATTTTGAAGAAAAAAGTCAATAAAATCGCGCTATATACCCCACTAAAATAGTTGGACCATAAAAATAGTAATTGCAAATATCCCCAATGATATCAATGACTTAGCTAATCCAATAAAATACTTGACAACCTTCACTACCGACACTACTACTATACGAAATTACCTAACCCAAATAGAGATTAAAATGACACCTTCAGATAAACAACAAGCAGCTAAAGCATATAGCAAAGAGTACTATAAGCAGAATAAGACTAAATTATTAGCTAAATCAAAGAGAAATTACTCTATTAAAAAACAACAATTAAATAAAGCAGTTAAACAAGATATGTCCAGCAAACACAAGCTCGCAGTAGAGAAAAAATTCAGTAAAACACCTAAAAAAACCAAAAAAACATCTTCACCACTTACTGACAGTAAATATGTCAATAAAACGAGTAGTACTGCCGGCAATACCACTACGCCCCCTTATAAATACCCAAAAACCTCATATTTAGCTAAAATACGGGAGTTTTTCACAATCGACACCCGACCTAAAATGCCTTTTGAGGATGAAGCACCTGCCTCAAACATACTACACACACACCAGTACAGTACCCTACCTAAAGTTAAATCCCCTAAGCCTGAATGGATTAAATTCTTCACTAGGGATATTGAAAATAATATTAAAATAGATACAATAGTGAGATTCACTATTCGAGAAGGCGATGACGATGTTGATCCAGGAGCAATTATCATTTACCAAAATAAACATATTTCCACCCAACCCTACACCAAAGATCTAGCTAAAAAATTAGAAGGTGTTGTTAAATGAGAAATTACGAAGAAGTAGAAGTTGAAACAATAGAACCAATGAGAGATTCGTGTGGAGAACATCACAAGGCAACACTAAAGATTAAAGATCATCATTGCTGTATTGAAGTTATAGGAGCTACTCTAACTGAGTGTGTTGAAAGAACTAATGTAATAGTTCAGGCATTCAGGAAATATTATAACCCTGAGGTATAAAATGTTAGAAAGCGGAATATTTTCGAGAACGACTTAATAAACAAGCAAAGTCAAGAATATGAAGATTTTTCAAACAGTAAAATTTTAATTAGAGAGAGAATGAATAAAAATCTAAATTCAACAGGAGCATTTTACAACGATCCAAAAATAAAAGAAAAATACGTCAAACGTGTAAAAGAACATCAAAAATTAGATGAAATAATACAAGGGGATTATTGGGAAAATGGCAAAGGCTGTGCGGTTGGGTGTACAATTCACGGGGATTCTCATCAAGCTTATGAAGACGAACTTAATATCTCAATATCGATTGCAAGATTAGAAGACGGAATATTCGAAGGGCTTCCGGCGAAAGAAGCAAGGTTATTCCCTTTGAGGTTTATTGAAGCCATCAGTGAGGGGGCCGACTTATCGCTAGTTATTTATAAATTCAATCATTGGCTACTAATAGATGAGAAATATGGTGTTATTAATCACGCGAAAACCGAGGCAACAAAAAATTCTATAATAGCAGTTTCAGAGCTATTTAAAGATAAAATAAACGGTACCGAAATTAATAAAGAACAATGGCTGGCTGCTACTCCTGATCATTCTTTTGCTGCTTCTGCTTCTGATTATGCTGCTGCTTATGATCATGCTTCTGCTTCTGATTATGCTGCTGCTTCTGCTGCTGCTTCTGCTGCCGCTGCTTCTATTGCTTCTGATTATGCTGCTGCTTCTGCTGCTTATGATTATGTTTCTACTTCTGATTGTTCTGCTGCTTCTGCTGCTTATGCTGCGTCTGCTGCTTATGCTGCTTCTGCTGCTTCTGATTCTGCTGCGTCTGCTGCTTATGCTGCTTCTGCTGCTTCTGCTGCTTCTGATTCTGCTTATACTTATGCTAAAGAAGAAGCTTATATCAAACAATCAGAAAAACTAATCGAAATTCTTAAAAATTCTTAAAAATTCTTAATAAAAATAAACGGTTTATTGTTCCAATTAATTGTTGACTATAATTAATATTCTGTTACAGGTAATTCAACTTAAACAAACAAATAACTAGAGAGAGAAAACATTATGGAAACTTATCAAGATCTCATAAGAAACACTGACTCGGGATCAGTTGCAACTTTTATTATAGAATCAATTATTGAAAACGATGTTGAATATGAAGAGAAGGCAGAGTGGGACGTACAGATGGCTTTTGATGCTTGCTACGCCTATCACGGCTATGAAGAGGTTCCGTTTTTTCATACAACAAGAGAACTTCATGAAGAATTATCGCTCGCAGTACAGACCAACATATTGCTGTATGACGCTATAAATGTTGATTTTTCAGATGAGGATGGTGAATTTGTAGCTTACTTTGGAACTAAGAAATCGTTTAACTGGATGAGCGACGATAAGGCGTCAGCAATAAAAGGGCTAATAAAATTACATAAAGAAAATTAATATGAAACAACTAACTAAAGAAGAGCTATCAGAAATACTTAAACAACATAAGATTTGGTTAGAATCGGGCCATAAGTTGGGGAGTAAGGCTAATTTATCAGGAGCTTATTTATCAGGAGCTAATTTATCGGGAGCTAATTTATCAAGAGCTGATTTATCAAGAGCTGATTTATCAGGAGTTGATTTAGTAGATGCTAATTTAGAAGGAGCTAATTTATCAGGAGCTAATTTATATAAGGCTAATTTAGAAGAGGCTAATTTATCTGGAGCTAATTTATCAGCAGCTAATTTATATAAGGCTAATTTAGAAGAGGCTAATTTATCTGGAGCTAATTTATCAGCAGCTAATTTATTTAGGACCAATTTATATGGAGCTAAATTAGAAGAGGCTAATTTATCAGCAGCTAATTTATCAGCAGCTAATTTATCAGCAGCTAATTTATTTAGGACCAATTTATCAGGAGCTGATTTAAAAGGAGCTGATTTAAAAGGAGCTGATTTATATGGAGCTAAATTGTATACGGCTAATTTATCAGAAGCTAATTTATCAGAAGCTAATTTAGAAGGAGCTAATTTATCAGAAGCTAATTTAGAAGGAGCTAAATTATCAAGAGCTAATTTATTTAGGACCCATTTATATGGAGTTAATTTATCTGGAGCTAATTTGAGTGACGCCAATTTATATGGAGCTAAAGGCATCACCATTTTTCAACATGAACAGCATTTAGCTGTAGCTTTCAAGAATAATAAATACATCAAAATCGGCTGTAAATCGTACAAGACGGTAAATTGGGTGAAGAATTTTGAGAAAATAGGGGAGGACGAGTATTACACAAACTCTCAAATAAAAAGGTATGGGCAATTCATAAATATGATTAACGAACAACAATCAAATGAGGGAGGTATAAAATGAGCGATAAAATTTTACCTTTCAAAGTAATTGAAGGAACCAGTAAAAAGGAAGAATCCCATTTAATTGAGGATTTAACCGCTTGGGTAAATGAGTATACCCAACAACATTCAACAACGGTACAGGAGATGATTTATTCTCTTGAATTCCTTAAATCTATGATTATGGCAGATATAATAGCTGGACCGGAGGAAGTATGAAGGACTACCTAAAACGAAAACTCTATCAAACAAACCGAGTGTATGCTTGGAAATGTAGATGCTGCATTAAGCCGCAGGAATTTAAACCAGCTAGACGACGTGCACGTAGAACAATTAAGCAACGAGATAAGGAGATGGTATATGAAGATATAGCAACAAACACTTCAATATAGAAACTTCAAATAAGTATAGACTGGAGTTTTCGGGAATAGCGAGGTAAGATAAGTTAGTTGGGATAGGTAAAGGAGAGAGTACCTATCCCAACATGTAAGCCCACGATCAAATAGACTAAACATAAAACTATTATCATTTAATTTTATGTGACGGTCAAATTATGCCTAAAAAGGCCCCATCACCATCCGAACCCACAATAGAAGACCTTCCAGACGATTTTTTCGAAGTACTAGCTAATATAGATGACCTAGAGCTTGAGTTAAAACGTAAAACACTTACAGACGACTATAAGGAATTTGCTAAATTTGTATTTAAAGAAATTTTAAACAAACCATTCTTGGACAACTGGCATATCGATAGCTTCGCTAAGATAGCTAGGAAAATAGTAGATGGGGAAATGCAGTATGTTGTAATCAACATCCCACCTAGGTATGGTAAAACACTATTTATGACAATCATATTTAGTGCTTGGACATTAGCCATAAATTCCTCCTCAAGATATATCCATCTTTCCAATTCTAAAAACTTAGTACTAGATAACTCATCAGATGTTAAGAATATTGTTACACACCCCGCCTATCAGGAATTGTGGCCAGTAGTGTTGAAAGAGGATTCTAAATCAAAGGAAAAGTGGTACACCACTGACGATGGAGGTATGTACGCCATACCCTCTAAAGGACAGGTAATCGGTTTTGGTGCGGGACAGATGGGTACTGAGGACTTTGCAGGGGCGATTATAATAGATGATCCAATTAAAGCTGGAGATGTCAGTTCTGATATTATTAGGAACAGTATAAACGAGAACTTCAACAAGTCCATAATCACACGGGTCAATAATAAAAGAACCACCCCAATCATCTTGATCATGCAACGCTTACACGAGGATGATCTAGCTGGATTTATATTGGAAGGGTACACTGAGATACCTGTAGATGAAATATACCACATTAATATACCTGCGATTAACGAGGACGGGCCTAGTGAGTATGACCCTCGAGATGTTGGGGAAGTGTTGTGGGAAGAAAAACACACATTGGAACATCTTAAGCAAAAAGAAGAAAAAACACCTCAAGAGTATTACGGACAGTATCAGCAGAGACCTGCCCCTGCATCAGGGATACTATTTGATGTTGAAAACATTAGTTTCTATGACAATATGCCTGATGATGTAACTGATGTTCAAATAGCATGGGATACTGCATTTAAAGACAAGGAAATGAACGACTACACTGTAGGAACGGTGTGGGGGATAGTTAAAACAAGATATCAGGAGGAGTTTTACTTATTAGATATAGTAAGACGTAGATTAAAATACCCTGACCTTAAAAAGACCCTTAAAGCATTTAGCTGTAAATCATACGGAGGACTTACAGCATCAGTTAACCTAATAGAGGACAAAGCATCTGGGCAGTCACTAATACAGGACCTGCAGCAGGAAAATTTCAAGAGAGTTAGACCAATTAATATAAAAGGGTCTAAAATAGAGAGAGCTCAAGCATCAACAGACATGTTCCTACAGGGCAGAGTACATATTCCAAGGAATGCTAGTTTTACACAAGCTTTCGTGAACGAATTAATGATGTTCCCAAACGGTAAACATGATGACCAAGTTGACTCTGTCACACTATTCCTTAATACTAGATTAACCATTATGGCCAATATTAGATTGATCAAATTAGGGTAATCCCCAATATAGAGTAAATGTTTAAAAGCCTTAATAGATTTATCCCAAATTTTTCCACTAAGTCATCTATTTCCGAGTCCTCTACACTAGCTGCGATTATGCAGCTAAACTATGAGAGCTTCGACAACATGACTCTCCGCCAAATCATAAAAAACTACACAGCATGTAGTCCAGTATACGACGCTACTAATAGAATTGCGGAATCATGCTTGGATATCCCTATAGCATTGAAGGAGAAAGATAAACAAGTATTTATATACAAGCACCCGTTCCTAGACTTACTAGCTAAACCAAATCCATACCAAGATCAAGAGGAATTTTTAGAAGAGATTTACAATACGTATCTTTTATTCAATAACCTCTTCATCCACATATCAGGAATAGGTAAACCATTAGAGCTTTACGTATTAAAACCTCAGAATATGGAGTACCGGTGTGATTCTAATGGGTATCCTACCGAGCTAGTACACACCACTGGAAATTCAGGAGTACCTGTACGGTATATTTACAATCCTGTTAAAAAAGGATTCTTTGATGATAAAGGCAGTGAAGCTATCCATCTAAGAGGTTACAATCCCGACACTAAAACAAATACCTCAGGATATTTTGGAATACCTAGAATACAACCACTTCAGGTTGAGATATTACAGTATATTCTACTCAACACCCATAACCACGCACTTTTAAAAAACCAAGGAAGACCTTCAGGCTTGATTACCTACAAAGGATCTCCAATGGACCTTAGTGATGAAATGGTTGCCAGGATGGAATCTTCATTTAAGGAAATGTTATCTGGAGCAGAGAACGCAGGTAGAATGCCCTTTTTAACAGGTGATTTTGATTTCAAGCAACTATCTGAATCCATCAAAGATATGGATTTTCCCAAACTAGCTACACGCTTAAGTGAGAATATATACAAAGCATATCACATCCCTCTTCCATTCGTGACTAACGACAAGACTACTATGAGCAATCTCGGGGAGTCCCAAGTTATGTACTACAGGGATGCGGTGTTCCCGATTATATCTAGAGTAACTAAGTTTTTGATGAGGAGAATTCTACACACAAGGTACGGCGACTCCGAGAAATATGTGTTGGCGTTTGACGAAACAACCGTATCTGTAATTAGAGACCAGTTAATAAAAGACACTGATAGAATATCGAAAGCATGTGTACTCACCACTAACGAACTTAGAAGTAGAATTGGGTATGAATCCATATCAGATGGGGATGCCGTGCAGGTACCTCTCAATATGCAGGCATTAGGACAGGACCAATTCACAGACGACCAACGTACCAAACCAGCTAAGAAACAATCCGAAGAGTATGTAAAGCTTGTTCTAAAGAGATATAATTACTCAGATGCCGAAATAGAGCTATATCTAAATAATGCCTAGTATAGCTGAGGTAACGCTGGACCAAGAAAAGATGGAGATAGAGGCGAGTTTCTACCCAGATATATTAGATACACTAAACAGTATTTATGATGATTTGGAAATCGTATTATCTGTAAATCCTGATTTAAATATAGCTGAATTCTTAGAAAAGGAAGGTGTAGCCCTTAGAGCTGTTTTAATAAGCCTTTATAGGACCACGATAGATGAAGTAGGTAAACCATTATCTCAAGAAAGTAATATATTTGATAAGAATACTAACTATGAAAAAGAGTTGTCCCAAATAGACAATACGTTGGCGGAACTGTCAATACTATTCTTACTGGACACATCAACCTCTCAAGTACAGCACATAGTAGATAATATTGGTAAGGAAGTATCTAAAAATAAGTTATTAGCTAGAAACCAACATATAAGAATACTTTTGGATCTGGACGCAGAACTACAGCAAGCGCAGGAGAGTCTTTTTTTAGGGACAGGTACATTACAAGATGTGCGAGATATTGAAGACAGGATTAATAACTTATCATCGTTCCCGACAGGTATATTAGCAGGACTAGTAATTGATAAACTTAGACGAAGCATAGAAAGTAGAGCTAAACTAATTGTGGAATACAATGTTGGGCTAGCTGAGTCATGGGCTAGAGATACTGAAGCAGACCTGTTTAAAGCGGCTATATTAGCGGGAACACTTACAGTGGAGGGTTTAAAACCAGAACTAATCGAGGAGTGGGTGACTATGCATGACTCTCGAGTACGAAACTCCCATGTAATAGCAGACGGACAAATAAAAGTAAATGGAACTTTCACCGTAATGGGCGAGCAACTTAAATATCCCAGAGACACCAACGGTTCACTCCCAAATATTCTGGGATGTAGATGTACAATACGTAGACAATTTAAATTAGGCTAACAATGGATTTAGAGAAAAGAGAATATAAAAACATCCCACTAGAAATTAAAGAAATAGGTGAGGAAGGCGAATTCTACATCATCAAAGGATACGCATCCACATTTGGGAATATAGATCTCCAAGGGGATGTTATAGCCAAAGGTGCTTTTATAGAGTCTCTTAAAAACAATAAAATAGTCATGTTATGGCAACATAAGATGGATGAGCCTGTTGGAGTTTTCTATAAAGCATATGAGGATGAAAAGGGATTGTTTGTGGAAGGTAGACTACCAAAGGATGATGAGTTTGTGAAAACTAGGGTAGTGCCTCAATTAAAGATTGGTTCAGTTGGGTCGTTTAGTGTGGGCTTCATCTCCAAACAGGTGGAATACGAAGGCGCTAAAAGCTACGGCGGGGAAGACGGAAAAACAGTTAGGGTAATTAAGGAGCTGGACCTATTTGAAACATCATTGGTGACTATGCCCGCTAATCCCTTAGCTGTAGTGACTGATTTTAAATCCCTTCAAATGTTGGATGAAATTGATATCGACGAGAAAGTTAGGTTAAACATTAAAGCTAAGATCCAAGACAAAATAAAAGAGAATAATGCCCAGTTAGACA